TCGACTGAGGCGGGCGTCGATGCTGGATTGTCTGGCATTTCTTTCTCCCATCATTGTGATGTATTCATCGGGACAGCTGGCCATAATGTCGGTAAGCAAACGTAGCCCAACTTCGCGTTGTCCTTCCATGAAGGCCATCCGTATAGCAGCGTCGGAGAAGCTTGTAGCGAATATGTGGCAATGCTCGAGCAGATCACACATCCACTTCCTTCCTGGTGCCACTGACATAATCCCATTAATGCACTCACGGCGTTGTTGCTCCTCCAACTTCGCTTGTTTCTCCATCGTCCGAACGTCCTTCCGACTCCCGGCATCGTAAGGCATCGAATCCATCCTCTACTAAAGCATCAATAACGATCCCATGAAGCAGTTGCTGAGCGGTGACGTTGTGACGATTGCGCAGTTCCTGAAAGGCATTCCATTCACCTTCACTCAGTCTGACGGCTATGACATGACTCATGCCGCACCTGTCATCATCTGGAGAGCATTCTTGCCACCGCCGAGATCAGTGTCAGAGAGATTCTTTGCCCCAGCGGCGAGTTTCTCGGCTTGTTCAACTTGCTGGGCTTGCTGCGCCTGAGCTTGCGCTTGGGCACGTTGTTTGCGAATCTGTTGTAGCTGCTGCGGCGAGCGGATCATTCGAGGGTTATTATTCATCAAATTGGAGTAAATTTCTATCGTCGCGTCGAGGTCGAGATTGTCCATGACGGATGGATCGACGCCAACAAGTCCTCCCACAAGCTGTAGTGTTCGTTCAATGCCGCTAGAAGCTGCTGCCTGTTGTGCCTGACTAAGCATCGAAATGTATTCAATGTCAATATTTCGTCCTTGAATGTCAGCTGGGGGTGGTGGCAGAACTCCGGACCGAGACATAACTGCGAATGTTCGGTCGATAGCAACCTGCAACAACTCATGTTCTATCCTCTCAAGGACAGGGCCCAACATGATCAACGCCTCAGACCTGCGAGCGTCGATTTCAGTGGCAGAGACATTCGAGCGGGTCTGGAACTGGGAGATAACCTGAAATAGATCGTTGTAGAATATCCTCTTGATCCGTTCACGAACTTCGTTCAAATCTTCGCTTATCTCCGCTATCCCTGGCTTCCAATTCCCATAGACCGGCGCAAATCCTGCATTGTTGGCCTGCATCATTCCAGCTACGTACGTAGTTCCACCAGGAAGGAGAGATGCCGGTTGGTTTTTAAGCTGGACATCAGCCACCATTGGTGGGTTGACGGTTTTATCGATTGCTTGGCCCTTTCGTCGAACTTGCTGCTGTAATTGTTTAATATCAGGCAACGCATCCATTCCTGGACTGCGCCCGTAAGCGTCATTGCTGACCAAGTCCCAACGAACAGCAACGCAAGGATTCTCGAAGAACCCCCGCTTACGCAGAAATCCTGGAGCATAGCTGACGCCTCCTTGCGGTGAAGTAGAACCTCCCCATTCCCAATAACATTCACGGAATTTAAAGTGCTCTGGAATGCCAAACTGTCGCCCATCGTCGTTAGGCTCGATGGCATGGGCCACAATAATTTCTCTGGTTAGCGAAGCTTTGCCTTCTTTGTAAAGGCTCTTGACTTGCGTGGAGGTGTTCTCCAAGCCAAACTGATTCACCACCTGGTCCACGGTCATTGTAAATTCACGGAAGAATATCACCGGACGATACCTGCCGTCCATGTCGAGATAGAACTCGCCGAAGCATGGGTTATAGCAATGAATTACGTTATCGAAATCCTCGTACACTAACATTACCGCCGTTCCGAAGACAACAAGATCGAAATACACAATCGCAATTGAATTGTAGAAATTGGATTCTTGGAAGACGAGCAACATCAGGCTCTCGCATTCGGAGAGCCACAAAGAGGTCGGGGAAGTCTGCGTTGAATCTATGTGGCCAATCTTCAGCTTGAACCACGGGCGTGTTGGAGATGAGATACCAGACATCATCCCGCTCGCTAAGTTGCGTGCAGCCAGAGTACCAGTTGAATCCAGGATGTGTTGATTTATCGGTGAACCACGAGTCATTTGATTCGGGGTTATAAGCCATTTGTACCTTCGAGGCAAAATGAAGTCAGCAAGTTCTCGAGCGTGGACCCACCAAGAATATCGATTCACGCGTAGGCCCAGCAGACGCTCATTCACGTGCCGGTGAAGCCTCAGATCAGAGTCGCTTACGTAGTTGTCGTTCATTTAGTCTGTCTCTGAGAGAAACCTTTAGCTCTGTGCGGAAGCCTTGCCCCAACGGCATCGGAGTGCATTCCTTTACCGGAATTGAGCAGCCTGCCCATTCCATGCATCGTAGCTGCGGCCATCATGATCTGCGATGGCCCTGGGGTCATGTCACCGAGCTGGTTTTGAGGATTGGCGACTTCTTCGGGGTTAAGTGTTGGAACTGTGGGCATCACTGCGCCTCCGTTTGGTGGACTGACCACTTATATGGTTTCAATGCTGCATGAATTTCTTCTTTAGACGCCCCAGCCGAGAGTAGGTCGGAAATACGTGATTTTATCTTCTTCCCCACAGTAGTATCGCCTAGAAAGTTCGCCACCGACACGACTTGGCCAACAGGATTCCTAAGCATCATCGAGCCCATAGTTACGTCGGACGGGGTCGGCGTGGCCTTACCAGAGGCACTCTCGCCAAGTTCTGGCCTACTTCGTTCAAACACTTGCTGCGCTGGAGTCATTTCCGCTCCTGCTGGTGCAGCTGTCTGCTGAAAGGCATAGTCAAAGTCTGGCTGTTGACCTTTCTTGCGCATTTTCCCCGCGGACCAGGGATTGGCTGGATAGTCGAATTGTCCGTTTCCATTCGTTGGCATTATTGACCCAATAAGGTTTTTCTAGCGGTCTGTCCTGTCGTCGCTGCTGCACCAAGCGTTGTGGCGGTGATCGAGGCTCTGGCACGTTGTGCTGCGGCTGGTGTTGCACTTGGAGAAAACAACGGCGGAGCTTGAGCTTGCGCTGTCGGTGCTGGTGGAACTGGTGGCGGTGGAACTGGGGCTATCGGCGCTGGTGTTGGAGCTGCACCAGCATCAGCTGTAGGCAGTGGATTCAGTGGCGACCCAGGTGGATTTGCACCTGCACCGGGAGGAGTGAAGAGTCTACTGACGAAAGTCATGCTACCCTCCGCTCTTCGAGGTCGGGATCGATCATTTCCCCGTAGATGTTCTTAGTGTCGTAGGGATTGTACTCACTTTGTACTAAAGGCTTCCCCGGAGCCTCGCCCTGGTGTGCGGCAACAGGCATAGCGAACGTCAGCGCTAATGCATCGGCAAGGTCCGGGGAATCAAGTCCTCGTCGCATCATGTCTTCTTTTTTCTCAAGTTGAATCTCATTCTTGATAGTATACGTGTACGTCGGGCCCACCAGCTGGGCTTTAAGATCAGCATCATTAGGAATTGCTCCGTGTTTGAGCCATCCGCGGAGCATTCCCCACATTTCGGCACGTTTATTTGCGTACTTTTCACCTTCTACTCCGGTGGTGAACCCGTAGCCTTCTGCTTTTCCGCCGAAATTAATATCGAACACATGAATATGAAGCGCTCGCAACTGGTCGACAACCCCGCCGCCAACTCCCCCGCCGTCAACAAATATTCCATCAATTCTGTATCGGTGGAAGCACTCCGACACTTTTCCAGCAAGTTCGACAGTGCTTGTGCCTCTAAGGCGCACAGGTGGAATGGACCTAGCGTCTCGGCCCTTTCGGAACCATATGACTGATTCGTTGGCTCCGTATCGGGCAACGTCGACTCCTATCACTAGTGCATCACCAGAATCCGAGCTCGCTTCACTCGTACACGCTGCATCGACGGTTTCTGCCGAAATGAACTCCATTTCGCCAGTCCTTGGGAAAACCCCTTTGACACGAATGCGTACGAAGTCCGAGTCCTCGCCGTATGCGGTGATCCACGCCGCAAGTTGGTCTTTATTGGTAAGCGAGACTTCACGAGAATCGACTTGCTTGCTTTTCCATGCCTTCGCATGCCGCTGGCCAGGAAAGCACTCGCGGAACCTTCCGGTGTTGCGAGTCGGGTTGCCGAATACGCACCAAACGATCTCCGTGTTAGCATCAGTAAGTGCGCCTTCAGTGGTCTCCCAAATGATGTCCGGAATCGCCGATGCTTCGTCGAACACCACCAGAATGCGCCGTTCCTTGTTATGTAGCCCAGCAAATGCCTCTGTGTTTCGCTCGGACCACGGGATGAGATCCACTCGCCAAGTCTTTTCATGGGCAGTATCCTTTGCAAAGATGGCAGTTGCCGTGAATGAGAAATAATCTCTAGCTAAGAACATCCAAAACCATTTTCCCAATTCAGCCC